CCTATTCTCGCAGATTTGCGGAATTGGTGGGATGCCTATCACGACGCTACGAAAAGAGCGCAGCAATTAGTTAAGGACAATGGCAAGTGGGTACGTCGTAGATGTAATTTGACACCTCTGCCGAGCGAGAACTACTCGAACGGCTGGTCAAGTACATTTACTACGGCGTACAATGGTGATATGCTACCCACCCACGTGACTCAGTGTTATTCAACAAACACTGCTATCGGGGGTGGTAAGGCTTTCACCAAAAACACATATCGGATTAGTACCCGAGTGTGGGCCGTGGGGAAGTCAAAATATTGGCTTCCTGAATCCATGATCCGCACGCCGGAAGGATTTAATAAGCTGAGACGCAAGTTGCACTCAGACTTATCAGTCACTCCGGAACATGTGTTCGATTTGGTACCATGGAGTTGGTTGTTAGACTATTTCTTCGAATTTGGCGACTTTTTTGCCGCCATCTCAGGAGGAATAGCTGACTGTCTTATTTGGGACTACGTATATGTAATGCGTAGTCAAGAATACGACGACCGTTCTGTATTCACGGAATACGTGTACAAAACGCCAACTACTTGTGGTCCAATCACTTGTACTGTCACGCGAACCGGTACCCTTAAAAGTAGGGTATACGGTTCCATCTTTGGCTTTGGCCCGACCATTGGGGATTTATCACCCCGTCAGGCGGGCATCTTGGGAGCTCTTGGGCTCTCGAGATTGTGATCGCTGTGAAGCGCCCACACCCACTAGTGTTAAATAGTGGTCCTTTTAATGGATCAGGAGATTCCATATGTACGCTGACCCCCAGTCTGTGACCATCAATTCGGTCGCTCAGTCGCTTCCCCGTCAGGGATCGACCCAGCCGGATCGGATCGGCACGTTCGCAACTGCGGACGGGACGTTCCAATTTGACATCCGACAGAACAAGACCAACAATCGTTTTCGTCGTGAGGTTCGCCTCACACAGAAGAAGATTGCAGCGGATCCCATCTCGGCGCTCAATAAGGAGATTTCAACCTCCGTTATGGTCGTCGTGGATGAGCCCCGCTGGGGCTTTTCCGATACGGAACTCGGCTATCTTACTGCCGGTATCCTCGCTTGGTTTACCAATGCGAATCGGGA